GTTTTCAAGGCCCCGTCACTGGTCAACCCAGTGACTGGTCAATTGACATCCGTTCCTCGAAACGTCTGGCGACTTATGGTCGTCAAAGGCGCAACACCGTTAGCAGGACAGAATCCTGCTAACATCGTGTTTAGAGGTGAGTTTACCATCCCTGTCGGAGTGGACGCCAACGATCCAGCGGAGATCCGCGCGTTGTTGTCCCTTCTGGGTGGTTTACTTTGGGCTGAGGGTAACGACCTCTCACAGTGCTTTACTACAGGGATCCTGTAGCATGGCTCAGTTATTCTGTCCTTTGGACAATGAGGCCGTTCAGGGTGTAAAACATGATCTCCGAAGGAGACTGTTATGGATGCTGCTACTTTTAGTTCTGCTCTTTGGATTCACCTCTGCCACGATTTGGGTTTCGACATTGACCCTTCGCTCCGTTTCGACCCTAGCAGCCAGCTTGACCCCTTCGATGGGGAACTGTCAGCTAGTGCCAGACGAGCCTTACTCTGCTCCGTATTCAAAAAATCGGAAGTAGAGTCGGATCCCGATGCCGAAAATAGGACGTTACTCTCATTCCTCGAGGCTAACCACGCCTGTAAGGAATGGGAACTCGGCGACGATCACTCCCTAGCGGTCGCCTATGCACTAGGCTATGCTAGAGACATGCTTCATGACTGGTTCGAGCCCCACTGTGGGACCGAGCTTGTCATGACGCAGGCGTCGATCGAGGTAGCGGCCCGGTTTGGACCCGGGCGGTCTGTAGGCTTAGGAGATAAACCCAGCCAGTACTACTTTAAGGTTGGGGACGCTCCTTTAACCTGCACGCATCCTTTCATACGTTCCTGGTATGACCAGTCTGTCCAATTCAACCCGCTGTGTGAAGCTGCCGAAATGGCACGAAAAGCACGGCATGGACCGGCTTACGTGGTAGACCACGGTATTCTTTCCTTTGTACCGAAGTCGTACCTTACACGAAGGGCCGTCTTCACTGAGCCTTCGCTGAACACGTTCTTCCAGCTTGGCGCTGGGCGTGTCATCGAATGCACGCTGCAACGGCGTGCTGGTATTGACCTTTCTAACCAAGATCGCAAAAACCAAATCTTGGCGCGGGAGGGCAGTATCAATGGTGAGTACTCGACCATTGACCTCAAGCAGTGTAGCGACTACATTAGCTTGAAGATGGTTGAGTACATGTTCCCGAAGTCGGTTGTCGACTGGATTAGAGTGCTTCGCACTCCATCCGTGTCTATACCGGGCCTCGGTAACTTCACCCTGTGGATGGCATCCACTATGGGGAACGGTTTCACTTTCCCCTTACAGACAGCTCTCTTGACTGCCGTAGTCCTCGGTGCTTATAAGACCTTGGACATTAGTTTTTCTCCAAAAGAGAGGGCTAAGAATTACGGCGTCTTTGGCGATGACATTGTATGTCATTCGGCCGCCTTCGACCTTGTCTGCAGAACAGTCAAGGCTCTGGGATTGGTCGTTAACGACACTAAGAGCTTCTCTGTAGGCCCTTTCCGGGAGTCCTGTGGCAAAGACTTCCTGTCTGGCCATGATATCCGCGGTGTATACATCAAAAACTACACCACGGTTCAGGACTACATCTCCATATTCAACCGGCTTGCCGTATGGTCTGCGAAGCACGCCATACCGCTTCCATGCTCGTTGCAGTTTGTGAGGTCCGTGGTCGGGGAGAAGAACTTCTTCTTCGTTCCGCCTGACGAACCTGTAACGGCCGGCATTTGGTTACCGTACCCTCCTTTCGGCCAACGCGCCGATGGGTTATGGAAGTATTCAGCTTTTTATCCAGTCCCTGGGGCTCTCAAGATCGAGCCTCAGATGGAGACCGAACTGGTTGAACCCAGTCGGGTGGCTAAAAAGTGGGTGAGTGCATTGCTCCAGTACTCCGACGGCTCTATCAATGAGCCTGCGGCACTGAAAGCACTGCTGTATGGAGCAATACGACGCGGGAAGGTTACTCTCAGATTGGATTCCAAGGTAGCCTACCGAAAAATCCAGCGTGTTACCCCACGGTGGGGATACACAGTTGGTCTTGCGTCGGACTTGTCCGACCTAGCCCGTGACCGGTGGAACCGGTTAGTCATCC